TTATAAAAGTGTAATGTTTTCATCTAAACAAGATATACAAGATTTTTTTAACATAATATTATCTGTTATAGAAACTAAAGAAAGTAAATCACTATCATTTGCTAATCAAGATATATTATTAATACATACTAAAGGAGGCGCAAAGATGTACTTAGGAGATTCTTTTTGTTGGTGGACTGTTAAATGGATAGAAAAGTGTTTAGAAAACATTCATTGAAACACTTTATTAAATATCTAGTGGTATGGATAAGCCAAAACTTATCTGTACCATTTTGGATGGTAGGTCACGTACACTTAATGTCTTCAGTATATCAGGATATTCATGAAATAATAGCATCCTGTGGTATGAATATATTAGTTGCTATTGGTTTTATTATAGATTATTTAGAACAAAAAAAGAAATTATGAAAACAGCAGTAGAATGGTTGGTTGAGAAATTAGACCAAAATTTTGATTATGTAGCAGATACAATAATTGAACAAGCCAAAGAAATGGAGAAAGAGCAGATGTTTAAAGCATTAGTTAAAGGTTCAGATGTTTACCAGGCTTATGATATTGAATTAGAATTTAATGAATACTACAAAGAAACCTTTAAATCAGAATAGAATGAAAGTAATAATTGAATTTACAGATGAAGAGGCTTTAAGTGATGCTAAAGTAGCATTAGATGGTTGGAAGTGGAGAATGTCTATAGAAGAACTTGATCAGCATCTTAGAAGTGAAGTTAAGTATAATGAGAAACTTTCTGGTGAAGTAGGAGATGCTTATGAAACCTTAAGAGATAAGATCCGAGAGATTTTGTCTAATAATAATCTATTAATGGAATAGTATGGTACTAAAAAGAATATTAACTAGAAAAAGTATTCTTGGATTTGGTAATTATGATGTAAGAGATTTATCAGTTCAAATGTTATTAGACTTAAGTAAAGATAATGTCTTAATCTGTGCTTACTTTAATTTAGGTAAAATAGGCTTTACAGATGATATTCTAGATGAGTTGGGAATTACACCTGAGTATAGAATTGAAAAACCAGGTAAAAATGAAGAGAAAAGAATATTATTCTTTAATGACAGATTAGCTAAAATGACTGATAAAGAAAGAATGATCTATTTTAGAACATCCAAGATTGATAAACAACATAAAAACAGAAGAGCTCAAAAAAGTTATGTTGGTAAAAGAGCTGAACATTTAAGAGCTAAAAACCATGGTAATAAATAACCTTTAAATCAGGATAATATGTATGACACTTAGAGATACAGAATTAATAGGTAAAAAGCTTGTAAAGTATGGATGTTATAGATCTAGTACTGATCATCAAAATTATAGAATTCATACATCTGGAGGAGCTATAGCAATACAGTTTAAAATATCAGGAAGTGTTTGGCGTGCATTAATAGTTCATGATATAGATTCACATACCATAGTTAAATTTGATGGTCATTCAGCTGTATTTACTCCTCAGTGGGTGATAGAAGAACATGAGAAATTACAAGCAATGTTTAAATTTGCAAGATTATGACAAAAGAAGAAGTTGCAAAAGTTAAAAGAACCTTAAAAAAGCATGGGTTTAAACAGCATAGAATATTAAAAGAATTTCATATTAAAGTATATAATGACTGTTCAATAACTGTAAGTTTTAGGGAACCTATGATTGATATGCACTTTATGTCAGTTGTTATAGAACTTGATGATGATTATGAACTTGCACTGAATAGTATTTTAGATTATGCTGAGACTAATCCTCAAAGATTTTTTGATACAGTAGATCATTTTAATGCAGCAATTAAATTTATAAATAGATAATAATATAAAATAATATGAACACAATTGTAATATTTATAGTAATTGTATTAGCTGCTTTTGCTTTTATAGTTTTTCCTTTAAGAGAAGATGATGAAAATAATTGGGATAACTAATGGGTAAAAGAGAAGAAAAAGAGCTAAGCAAACTTTGTATAGCTATTTGTTCTGATCATTATGAGTTGTTAAAAAATGTGGATCATATAAGTTATACTTTTAACTTGTATGCTTCCGGTCCATATCATGGGCAGTATAGAAAGTTTATGTTTTATGCTGAATTAAAGCTTAATAAACTCTTAGGTTTAATTACTGCTGATGAAGTAGAAAATGCATTCAATATGATGGTATCAGAAGATAAGGATAACTTTTACATTGTAATGCAAATAATCAAGCATTACATGAAAGCAAGACATTCTAAATTTGGAGCATTAATGGATTATAAAGGCTATGATTATGCCCGGCAAAATTATTCACAAGAAGTATTAAATCCAGCAGATTTCTTACTCAAATTAGTAAACAAATGACAGAAGAAGATTTAATTGAACTAGGATTTGAAAAAGTATTAATTCAAGATGATGAAAGTCAAAATGGATATGATTATTATTATTACAATAAAGAACTCTGTGACAATATAGTCTTATACAGCACAGACAGTATAGATGTAAAAGATAATGATTGGACAATAAAATGTTGGGATATACCCGCAATTAGAATTAATACAAAAGAACATTATTTTCAGTTTCTTGAAGTAATTAGTAATATAACTTGTTAGTATGTTATCAGTAAAACTAGTAAAGAAAGATGGTAAGCTTATATATCCTGATGATAAATCTAGATTAGCTTATCAAATCTTTCTGGATAAACTTCCAGAAGGACAGAAAGTAGAAATGTATATTGGTCTAGCAGATGCTGACCACAGTATAGCACAATTGGCAAAAGTGCATGCTTGTATTAGAGAATTAGCCAAAGAATCTGGCTATACATTTGAAGAAATGAAAGTGTTGATTAAAGAAAGATCAGGATTATGTTATGACGGAGGAGATGCTACAATATGTAAATCATTTGCAGATGCTTCAAAAGATGAATTAGTTTTAGCAATTGAAGCTTGTATAGAAATAGGAAGGCTTTATAATATTAATCTATCTTAGGAGCTACAAAACCTTCATCACCTGGTTGTAGTATTTCTTTTTCTACAAACAGATCTTTGGTTTTAGCAACTTGTTCTATTTCAGCTAATAATAAAGAAACTGTATAAAATGATCTTTGGATTTCATCCATATCCTTATATTCTTTAGAGATTGCGTCTTTAATATAAGCATCTTTATCTTCAGCTGTAATTGTAGTAACAAGATGTAAGAGTACGGATTTAACCATTAAGTAATAGCTTTTATTAACTTTTACTTCAATGATTGCATCATCTTTTAATTCTTTAACTTTTATTGCCATGGTGTTAGTTTTAAACAAAAATAAATAAAATATGAATCAGAAACTAGATTTAGAAGAAATTAAAGATAAATTGCATGCTAGATTAGAACCTAGTGGTTGGGCTATAAAGTTAAGAAGCTTTATATATAGTGCCGAATTTGATACTATTATAACTCAACTTGCTAAATTAGCAATGGACGGTAGAAGATTTACTCCTACATTGAAGCAAATGTTTAGAGCATTTGAAGAATGTCCTGTTAATGAACTTAAAGTGATTATTATAGGACAGGATCCTTATCCTGGTGTTAATATTGCTGATGGAATAGCATTTAGTTGTAGCAATACTAAGGAATTACAACCTAGTTTAAAATTTATGCTTGATGAAGTAAACAGAACTGTTTATAATGGTCATCCGGGTAGCTTAGATGTGGATTTAACTAGATGGTCAAACCAAGGTATCCTATTAGTTAATACAGCTCTTACAACTACAGTAGGAAAGATTGGACAGCATTATAATATTTGGAAACCATTTATGGCTTATCTATTTGATTATTTAACCTGGAATGAAGCTGGAATTATTTATGTTTATATGGGTAAACAAGCTCAAGAATGGTCAGATACAGTTAATGATAACAATCATAAGTTTTTTGTTAGCCATCCTGCTAGTGCAGCATATAATAAACAAGAGAGATGGGATTCAGAAAATTTATTTGTTAAGATTAATGAAGTTGTAGACAAACAGTTTAATGCAAAAATTACTTGGTAATGACAGAGATATTTCAAAGGTTGATAAAAGAGAACATAACACCAAATACTTATTATGTTTTGCATTGTATAAAAGAAAAAATTGTCCCTACTAATTTTGTTAATAAAGAACTTGAGTGCAAAAGGCTGCAACAAGACCACTGGCTTGATGAAAAGTTGCAACTTACAAGCAAAAGTATTATCTTTATGGAGGAAATTAATGGGTTCTTCAAAAGAACTAAAAAGAAAACTTCAACAGACTTAATGGGTAATAGCTTCTTTGAAAAGATTAAGGAATATTTAGAAATATTTCCTAATCGGAAGCTTAATTCTGGCAAATATGCAAGAGTAAATGCCAAAAATCTGGAGACTGGATTTAGATGGTTCTTTGAGAATTATGATTATGACTGGGATACAATCCTAAAAGCAACAGAAAAGTATGTAGATGAGTATAGTGTAAGAAACTATGAATATATGAGAAACTCCCAATATTTTGTTAGGAGACAAAACATAGATAAAAGTTTTGAATCAGATTTAGCTACATATTGTGAATTATTAAACACAACCCTTGATGGAGAAGGCGGTTCTTATTTTAAAGAAAAAGTAGTATGAGAAAAGGAATGTTAATTATTGCAGCAATATTTGGAACACTGATTGGTTATTGCATAGTAGATTTATTAATTATGCCAATGCCTTTTTGGAAGTTCTTTTTAATTGAACTTGTAATAACAATACTGCATGAAGTGTATAACCGTGCAAAAAACCAAGTAACAATAAATTCTTAATAAAATGGCAGAATTATTTAATGGAGCCAGGCCTTTGTTGCCTGTAAGTGAAAGAGATGCTTTAAGAAAAGCAATACTTAAAATGAAAGGCAGGAGAAATGGAGATATTAAATCTCTTAAAAGCGCTTGGCCCAAATTTAATGATGCTTTTTGTGCTGGATTAGAATGGAGAACTATCACCGTAGTAGGTGCTAGACCTGGAACTGGTAAAACTTTATTCTTAGAGCAGTTATTTAATGACATTATTGTCCAAAATCCTGATCAAGAGTTTAGAATACTTAAGTTTCAGTTTGAGATGGTAGATGAAACTAGTGGAGTAAGAAAATTAAGTTTAGAAACCGGTGCTGATTATAATACATTAATGAGTAAAGATGGGGTGAAGGTGGATAAGGCAATCTATGACAAATGTGTTGAGTACTATGAAAAATCTATTGAGCATGATCTTACTAGAGTTTTATATGATTCTTGTTCTGTTGATGAAATGTGTGCTACTATTCATTATGAATTTGAAAAATTCAAAAGACCAGATGGTACATATGTTAACATGCTTGTAGGTATAGATCATTCAACATTATTTGGATTGACAAAAGGACAAAAGGATAAATTTGAGATGCTCTCAGCATTAGGCGAGGCACTTACTATGATGAAAAAGAAATATCCAGTAGCTTTTGTAGTATTAAGTCAGCTTAATAGAAATATAGATAATCCTGATAGGCAGAGAGATGGTGAGTATGGTAATTATATATTAGATTCAGATATATACGGGTCAGATGCTTTATTGCAGCATGCGGATGTAGTATTAGGTATTAATAAACCTTCTATAAGAAAGATAAGACAGTATGGACCTGATAGATATATTATAAATGATGAAGACTTATTAGTCTTTCACTTTCTAAAATCTAGAAATGGTACCACAAGGATGAGCTTCTTTAAGCTAGATAGAACAGTCATGAGGATTGTAGAAATAGCTACACCAGCACAAGCAACAAAAAAAGTATCAATTTAAAATGTAAATAGAATATGAGAAAAGAAAAAGAAAAAGAGTTTTTTGCGCAACACTTGGAGACATTTAGAGCTCATGGTATTGCAGATCCTACATTTCTTATTAAGACAGCTTACTTTGTAAAAGGTAAAGCAGAAAGGCAATTTCAGCTTTTTGAGTCTGAAATAACTAAAGGAACTGATATATACATTGAGTTTTATGACAATGTTAAAGATGAAAAAGATAATGTCACTGACATTGTACCTTTTAATTCTGATAGACAATTGTTTAAGTATAAAAGCAATCCTTATTATGGAGAAGAGTATGAGATGAAAGAAGGTGTAAACTATAAAGGGGAACCTTACAAACTTTATACTATTCCTGTAACTGAATTGCGTGCTGTTCTTAAAGATAGTACTGAAATACCTTATAATGTATATCAAAAAAGAAAAGATGTAGGTGAACCTGCTGAAGCCGCAGTTGAAAATATGAAACTGCCAAGACTTCAGAAGTCTTTATTTCCTGATTTTGAAGAAGAGTTTCCTAAGAAAGAAGATAAGTTATCACTTGATGAGGTTTACAATACAGAAATTGCAGATGCACCTTTATCTGAAATAACTATTAGAGATCTTGCAGCAATTATGCTTATGAAACCTATAAGCGCAAGACCTTGGTTGAATGATATTATTAAACAAACAAAAAGTGAAATATGAGTATAGTACTTCCAACAAGTAAAGTAATGGCTACTCAAGTTAACCCAAAGAGGTTACTTGTTTATTCAAAACCAAAGACTGGTAAAACAACTGCTTTTGCCGGACTTGAAAACAATCTAATTATAGATTTGGAAAATGGTTCAGATTATGTAGATGCTTTAAAAGTAAAAATTAATTCTTTACAAGAGTTACTTGATACTGGTAAAGCAATTAAAGAAGCAGGTAACCCTTATAAGTATGTTACTATAGATACTGTAACTGCTTTAGAGACTATGATTATGCCACTTGCAATTAAATTGTATAAAGCAACTCCAATGGGAAAAGGTTTTACAGGTGATACGGTTGCTACTTTACCTAATGGTGCAGGTTATTGAATAGCCTGTATGTATCTAATTGCTGGAAACCCCTAAAGACAAATAACTACAATAGTCAAGAAATTAGATTATGAATGTTTAAAAATATTTGTATATTTGTCATAAGTAACTTTAACCAGGGTAATTATGATTAAGAATGGGCAATCAGCAGCCAAGTGTCTAAGTGAGTATAAAAACTCATATGATGAAGGTTCAACGACTATCCCTCGGAAGGGGAGTACAACACATGGGGTGTTGGAAAAGGTACACACAAAACTCTATAGCTTTGATACATTTTTTGAAAAATCTATGGGTATTTATATATTATATTGTGTAAGTAATGATAAATGTTATATTGGGTCTGCTTTAAATATAAAAGCAAGATTAATAAGACATAATAGTTATTTAAGAAGAAATTGTCATCACTCTCTTAAATTACAAAGAGCTTATAATAAGTACGGTATTACAAATTTTAAAATTGGTATACTTGAAGTATGTACAGAAAATGAGTTAAAAGTAAAAGAAGAAAAGTGGATAAATTATGTTGATAGTTTTAAAAATGGTTTTAATAATACAAATATTTGTAGAGTTATTCCTAGTTTTAAAATGACAAGTGAGCAAATAAAAAAAGCTACACTAAAAAGTCAACTTAAAGTTGTTGCATTAGATTTTGAAGGTAATTTAGAATATACTTTTGAATCTGTTTCTGCAGCAGCAAGACATTTTAAAACTAGTACAAGTAATATTAGTAGATGTTGTAAAGGAATATTTAATCAAATAAAAGATCACATTTTTAAATATAAAAGTGATTATGATTCTACAATTGATAATAGTTATATTCCTAAGAAAAGAATTTTTACACAAGAGCACAAAGATAAAATTGGATTAGCTCATAAAGGTAAAAATAGTACACAATATCAAATAGATACATTAATTAATAGATGTTCAAAAAAAGTAAAAAAACTTGCAACTAATTCTTGTAAAGAAGAAACTTATTCTTCTATAAAAGAATGTTGTAAGAATAATAAGTTATATGATAAAACTCTAAAAAAAGCTATATTAGCAAAAACATCATTAGGAGGGTTTTATTATGAGTTTGTGAAGATATAGTCTAGTCTTTATGGAAACATAAAGTAGTAACGTATTTATATATCCGTGAAGCATTTTTTCAAGTTTTAGATTTTATTGATACCTTAGCGCCCCATATTATTTTATCAGGTCATATTAAAGACAAGGTAGTTGATGATAAGGGAGAAATGGTGATGTCTGCCAATATTGATTTAACAGGTAAGATAAAATCATTAATATGTGCAAATGCTGATGCTATAGGTTACATGTATAGAAAAGAAAATAAAACTATTTTAAGTTTTAAAACTAGTGAGGAGGTTACTTGCGGTGCAAGACCTGATCATTTAAGAAATCAAGAAATAGTAATCACACAATTAGAAGATGGAGTATTAACTACTTCATGGGACAAAGTATTCATTAACAATTAATATAAATAACAATGGGATTAAGTACAAAAGATCTAGTAACAAGTGGAGGCGGAGGGCTTCCTAAAACAATTGCACCTGGTAATCACAGATTAAAAATTAATAGCTTAATGCTAGAAGATTTTACTTTTATTGATGGCGCTAAACATTTAATTTTGAATGTTGAAACAGAACCTATTGAAGGTTTTGAAGGATTTTTCATTGATAAAACTAATGAAAGTCTAGGAAAACATAAAGGTCAAGTAGGTAAAGTTAAAGGTAGTATGTATGCATTTGCAGACGGTACTACTAAAAGTGGAATTAAGATTGAAAGAGATAAATCCCTTATGATTTATTTTAAAAGTTTATGTAATAATTTAGATATTTCTCAATGGTTTGAGAGTCAAGATAATTTACATGATACTATTGATCATTTTGTAATTGCTTTTAATAAAACTGCACCATTTAAAGATATATATCTAGATTTTTGTGTAGCTGGTAGAGAGTATACTGATAAAAATGGTTACAATAACTATAATTTATATCTTCCAAAAGCAGACAAAGGTAAATATGCTTATGGTAGTATTAAAGATGGTAAAGTATTAACTTTTGATGAAAGTATTCATTTAAAGAAACAAGAAGTACAAGAAGTTAAAAACTTTGGTGATGATGATGGTTTATCTATCCCAAATAAAACTTCTACTGATTTTAGCTTAGACTAATTAAATAGTCAAAGAGGAGTCAGTTATTGCTTCTGGCTCCTTTTTTTATTTTAATTATGTGTTATGATTTCAACTAAAGGATTAATCTCTGATGTAAAAGATGTACCTGATGAGTGGGTATTTGAATATTATTTAAATCTAAAGGAAAAGCTTAGTGGTCAAAATATAAAAATGCTATCTGCATTTAATCCAAAAGATAAGGTTCCGTCAATGTTTGTTTATTATGATGTAGTTTCTAATACATATAAGTTTAAGGACTTTTCTTCAGGTAATCAAGGCAATGGTTGGAAACTAATACAGCTTTTATATAATCTTTCTATTGGTGATGCTGCTAAAAAGATTATGAATGATTATCATAGCTATTTAAAAGATAATAAAGTAGCTGAAACTAGAGAAATCATTATTCATGATAAGTTTAAAGTAGTAGATTATGAAATGAGGCATTGGAATAGTTTAGATCAACTCTATTGGACAGGATTTAAAATTGGATCAAAAATACTTGATGAGTATAATGTGGTTCCTTTAGAATTCTTTACAATGGAGAAAGAAGAAACAGATGGTACTATAACTTCATTTGTATTTAAGAAACCATATACTTATGGTTATTTTAGAAATGACGGGAGTTTATACAAAATTTACATGCCCAGGGTACCAGATAAGAAATTTATAAAGGTTGAGAATTATATTCAAGGTGTAGATCAGCTTAAGTATAATAGTAAATATTTATTGATTAGCTCATCTCTTAAGGATCTAATGTGTTTTAATAAACTAGGTATTAATAATATTGAAGTAATTGCTCCGGACAGTGAGAATACTATGATTGGTGAAAGAGCTATGAGTGAGTTAATGAGATCTTATCAGAAGATAATAGTTTTATTTGATAATGATGATCCGGGGATTAAAGCAGCTGAAAGATATAAAATAAAATATGGTTTTAATTATATTATCTTACCTATGGAAAAAGATTTATCTGATTCAGTTAAAGTACATGGTATAGATAAAGTAAAAGAAACATTATTTTTACTATTAAAACAAGCATTATGAGTTGGTTATATGAAGGAAGACCTTTTAATGATAGCATGATTCCAGAAGGAGCTATAGGCTTTGTGTATGAGATGGAAGTTATTATTGATGGAAAGTCTGTAAGATATGTTGGCAAGAAAAACTTTTACTCAGTAACTAAAAAAAAGTTTGGTAAAAAAGAACTTGAAAGCGTAACTGATAAAAGAACTAAAAAGTACAGCACTGTGACAAAACCTAGTTATGAGAATTACTATAGCAGTAATATAACTCTTAAAGAAGCTCACAAAGCTGGTATAAAGATTAAAAGATTTATGGTTAAGATATGTTTTTCTAAAATGGAACTTACATATTATGAAACTAAGTATCAGTTTGTCAGGGAAGTTCTTGAGAAAGAAGAATTCTTAAATGGAAATATACTTGGCCGTTTCTTTAAAATAAAATAATATGAGTAATGACAGACATATCTGGGAAGGTTGGACTGTAAATGATTTTATCAAAGAGTTGGAAATAACATTTCCGTACCAAAAGTTTAATACAAAGGATGAAGTGAAACAATGGTGTAAATCTGAACAACCTTACTACAAGAAACACATTCCTGAAGTAGCAAAACATTTTATTCAAAAAGCAAAAGTATGACAGAAAATGAATTAACAGGCCTTCTTCTTAAGTTGGCTGATCTTGGTGTTACCGGTATTAAAGTAAAATATGATGGCGGAGGAGACTCCGGTTCCATAGAATGGATTGGTTTTACAACAGAAAAATGTGATACTCCAGAAGATGTAAATGATCGTATAATTGATTGGGAAAATGATTCAAATTTAGCACAGTTAGATTCAGCTGCTTATTCTTTAATTGAATCATTTGCTGATGAAAAACTTCTTAATGATATAGAAGATTGGTGGAATAATGAAGGTGGTTTTGGTGAATTATGTATTTGTGTTCCTTCAGGAAAATATATTATAAACAATAGTGTAAGAATTATTGACTATGAAGAATATTTTCATGATGGTAGTATCTTAGAAAAAGCTGAAGAATAATGGCACATCCTTTAGAACACTGTAAAACATCTGTCAGAAAATGGAAAGGTATACCTTCAGACTATGAGCGTATCCATGTCTGGTTAGATGAAACTAAGGCTTGGGTAGGTCATAGTATGCATAGAATGTTCAGACACCATAGTGAAGGTATATTTGAATGTGAAAGAGTATTTGGAAAGAGTTTCATAAATTCTGATGGTAAAACTGTATACACAAGATATGTTGCAGAACAGCATGTCAAAGAGGATTGCAACAATTACATTCCAACAGCAAAGGAATGGGTGGATATGATTGCAAGTGGTAAGCCTGAGAAA